AAAACCAAGCCTAGTGTCAATCCATCCTTATCAAGCCATCGAAATCCGGGCAGTTGTCCGCTTCCCATTCATTTTTCTGCCCCCAGAATCTCGTTTCCTTGCCCCTTCTCGTGGCATTAGCCAAAACGACCGGGGCGGAGTTGATTGCCCAGAATTGATCCGCATCCCTCACGGCCTTTGCCATTTGCTCAACGCTCCTTGCCGTGTGGGTTTGAAGCCCCTCAATTTTCACCTCCGGGGGGCAAAGAACTATGATGTTGTCCCTGCCAAATTGCTTGGCGGCATCTTGAATAAGCGCAAGTGGGTTTCTTTGGTGTCCCTGAGAAATGCCAAAGGGTGCAATCAGGTTGTATTTTTCGGGCAAGCCCTCGGCTGGCTTTTTATCTAGTTTGTCCAATATGATGTTTGCCTTGTCCGCCCCCCTGATTTCAGGATGGGAATAGACAAAATCAGTCCAACTTTTCCTGCTTTTTCTATAATCCTCGTATCGTTCCGGCCAAACTTCCAAATGCAAAACATCGCCTTGTAGATGCCCCGCCTTCACATAGGAAGTCATCTCAAAAACTCCTTGGTATTGGGGAAGGCAATCGAAGAAAACATCATGCCCTTGGTCGGCAAGATATTTGGCGGCAGGAAGGCATCGAAGCACATCGCCAAGTCTCTGCGAATATTTGATGGTTTTAAGCGGCATCGTCCACCACGCTTCTGTCTTGGACATGGCCGAAAAAGCGGTTGAGCCTCACCGGGCCGTGGGTTTTTTGCAGTTCCTCCCAAGATTTTAGAAGTCCGGCATACCCATAAAAATCCTCCTTGAACTGCACATTTTCCTTTGTGCAGTAGGCAAAATGCTCAAAGACAAGGCCAAGCTCCTCGGTCACGCCCCTTGGTATCCTTGCGGTTTGGCGGTTGATCTGCGGCGGCTCGTGGCTGGTGAAGTATATATCCTTGCCCCATTTCCAAGCCCTAAACCATTCATAGGGATATGAGCCTAAACCGCTCCGGCTCACCACAACCTTTTTCCCAATGTAGTAATTGCAGTGGAATTGGGCGACCGTTCCCGCCATCTTGTCCTTGAGAAACCCATGGACTTTTTCCATCTGTTCAGGAGTCCAGAATTCGTCAGCGTCCTGCTCCATCACAACGCCGTCCTCAATCCCCTCCAATGCCTTGTTTACCATCTCAATCTTTCCATCAAAGGACTTGTTCTGCCAGTGAACCGAAACATTGGGATGACTTAGATTCTCAAGATATTCGTGGGTTCCGTCTATGGATAGAAAGTTGTTGTGGTATTTTGGGGGAATTTCCCTGCACCATCTTGTGCAGTTCCTCGGGTTGCTTACCCCCTCGACAATCCTCCATTGCCAAGGGATTTGAAGCTTTTGGTAAACCCCAAGCTTCTTGCCGATGTAGGGCTGGCCGTTGAGGACGATGGTAAAAATGGTCAGCATTTTGCGTAGATAACATTTATTCCCTTGCAAAAGCTAACCGAATCAAACCGCCAAGGGTTAAGCCCCACGCTGGCGCACCAATCAAGACAGGTCTTTTCCCTGCCGTTATGCGTCTCAATTGCCACCTCACAAATTGAATGCCTATGGTCAAGGCCGAAAAGGGCATCCTCCATCCCCTCGATGTCGCATTTAATGACGCTTGGCTGGTATTTGTTTAGTAAATCTAAAATATCCTTGGCGTATCGGATTGGCTGATTGATAAAAACCGCTTGGGGAAATTCCTCGGTTAGCTTTTGGATGTCGCCGGAGTTGATGTCCGCTCCGATATATTTTATTGGGTTTTGGCCTATAAAGTATTTGGCTGTTCCATTCCCGGCATCCCTTTCCTCTTGCGTCCAGAATCCGCATCCAAGGTCAAGGATCACCTTACCCTCGCAGTTCAGGTGTTGCCAATGCTCGGCGGGTGATTCGGAGTGGATGGTTCCGCAGATCATTTCCTAAAGATGGCCGACCCGTTCCTGTAATTTGCTTCATCCCAAAGGCAGTCATGACCGCTGGTTTTCAGCCAATGGTAATTATGGAAGTTCTTGATGTCATTTGTGTCGTCCAAGGCAACAATCCCGCCCTCCTGCAACAACGCAAACCATTCCGTCATGTCGGCCTTCCCTGCGAAAGCCCCCCCATCAATCAGAAGAAAATCCATCTGCCCGACCATTGCATTGACTTCATAATCGTATTCGTCTGCAATTTTCAAGTCCTTATCAAGCCAAAGCAGAATTTGCTCAATGGGGTGGCGGTTTAGGTTTGTGGGGGTTGAGTTGTAAAAAGCTATAATCTCATTTTCGGTCATCCAGTTTTTCGGGTTGCTGGAAAGCGCATGGACGGCAATTCCCCCATCCCTCCTATCAAGATTATACTGGTGGCGACCCGTCCTTTCTGGGTTTATCTCGTAACTATAAAGCGTCTTTGTCCTGATGCATTGCGTTGAGCCGTCCCCTGTTCCTCCCCCCAACTCAACTCCGCAAAAAAGTCCATTGCTGTATTTTGCCAACGCCGCCCCAAAGGGGTCATCAATCCTTATTTCTTGCATTTTTCCTTTTCCAATTCCGAAGCATAGGTTAAAGCCTTGACTATCACATAGTTAATCACGGCCTCCTTGTCGTGTTGCAGGGCAACCATTCCCCACTCATAAAGTTTTTCCCCCGTCTTTTCGTCATAGTTTATATCAACCAGCACGAATTTTTTGTTGCAGGGCCGGGATTTGCCAAAGGTGATTTCTCCAATTTCCTTGGTATCATCACCTTCTTCGATTCCCCTAACTCCAATGATTTGCTTTTCTTTTTTCATAGATGGCTTTTCCTTTTGCATAGTTTTCGGGTTTGTTATGGTTTTTATGGCGGTCGTCCCCTTCCTGTCCATAAAAAATCACATTTTCGTGCAGAAAAGTGATGCTTCGTGCCTCAACCACAACCTTGTCCTCATAAGCCCTGTCGGTGAACTCATTGTCGGAATATAGTCCGTCAGCCTCTTGGTAGTCGGGGTGGAACATATGCCCCTGCTTCAAAAGCCTCTTTTGCGTTAAAATCGCCATGCAGAGGAGTTTGTCGGTTCGATGACCATCAGATATTGCCAGCACCTTCTCCTCATTTGTAGCCCCAATTGCGCTTAAAATTAGGGCATCCCAATGTCTTGGCGGAGTCCAGTCGTCCGACATTTGAACGACAACATCCCCCTTGGCTTGTTTGGCTCCGTGATTCCAAGCGTGAATGATGCCACCGGGGTTGGCTCGGATGGCTTGGTGCGGCGTGTAGTCTTGGGGGTCATCGTGATCCACCACAAAAATCCACTCCACCTCAAGGGGTTTTTGGGCAATCATGAGCCATTGTTGCCTCCTTTGCCACGCCAGTTGCACCCTTCCCCTTGTGGCGTGAATGATTGAGATTTTGGGGGCGGGTCTGGCCTTTCTTATCTTTTCGGCCTCATCGTGCCTGTTCATGCAGACGCTCGCCGTCTCGTATAAGTCCATTGATTGCCATTGATAGATTGACTCGACCAAATTCCAGTAATGTTGGGTTGGTCTTGGCAGGCTCATGGCGGCACGGATCGCCCCCCACACCTTCGGCCATTTTCCGTGGGCGGAATACTCAACCGCAATCCAATAGTGGGCTTCCCTTCGGTCTGGTTGGCAGGCTATCGCCTCCCCCAGATACCGAAGTTTTTCCTCGGTCGTTGGGGCGCACCTTCCCATGTTGCACAGAACATCGTAGCGAAGCGTGTCTTCAAGCTCTGGAAACTGAACCGCAAGCTTTCCAAACTTAAGGCACTGCGCCCAGTTCTGGGTCAAAAAATGCTCCTGTTGCGTGTAATAGAGGGCGTTGGGGGTCGGTTCAAGCACATCCCTCAAAATGGCAAAGTTCCTTTCCGCAGAGGTCTTTTTGTAGCCTTTTGGGTTATGCACCCTAACAACCTTGTCCACTCCGAAAAGCTTGGACTGATCCTCGGCAACCAGCATTTCATGGACTCTGTTCCTCCATCGGCACTTCCCCCTCAACGAACACATTTCCCGCAGGGGAATCAGCCCTGCATTGGCGACATTATATCGAAAAGCGATAAGATGTGCGCCCCTTTCCTCGGCTTGGGTTATCGCCTCGTCAATAATCTCCCCCGCCCCCGGTTGCATCTCATCATCCGCATCAACCCACATCGCCCACTTCTCGGAACAGGCCTCAAGGGCGGTGTTCCTTGCGGTTGCAAAATCGTCTATGTGCGGCCAATCAGTCCTCTTGTTTTCGTAACGAACCACTTTAGCCCCCGCCGCCAATGCGATTCTCTCCTCCTCGGCTGTTGAAGCTGACCCGCCAGCAAGGCAAACAACAAACTCGCTTGCAATGGGTTTGAAACTTTGAAGAACTCTGGAAAGATATTCGCCTTCATTGCCGCCAACAATCAGGTAGACAGACAGAGGATTTTTCACAAGGATTTCATAAAAAAGGGGGCTAGAGTTTTTTAGGCTCTAGCCCCCATCGGTTGTTAATTTTTAAGCAAAGCTGGTTGTGATTCTTACCCCCGCATTTGCATCAATCAGTTTTTCGCTGGTGTTCATGCGGACACGCAGAACATTGGAACGCCTCGCCTCGTCACGATAGCTTTCGGAGACAAAGCCCCCGGGAGCATCCGCCGACCAGACCAAGGTGCGCCCGATTCCGCCAGCCGTGAACTGGCCGCTCTGCACATTGGCAACGGTGATGAAGGCGTTGGAGAACACAAATCCGCCGGAGTAGGTCTTGTTTTTGTTGGCTGAGTTGATGGCCGCACGGGCGACCAAAATCTTGCCAACTCCCAGAGCCGCCGCAATCTCAGCCTCGGACAACAGCCGCCCCCCGGTGTCGGAGATAACCCCGAAGAACTGGTTTTGGAGCTTGGTTGTCCGGCGGATGCGCTCGAACACAGGGGCGGACATGATAACCGTGTTCGCCTCATACCCAAGCTTGTTCAACTCGGTGCGGGCGTTGGCGACATCTGCGGCCACATCAATGGTCGCAAGATTCGCATTGGTATAAGCGGCGGTGGGGGACTGGTCAGCCGTGGTGAAGGGGGTTGTTGCGGCATTCACGATGTCCTGCACACGCTTTTCGTGACCAAGCTTGATTTGGCGAAGGAGGAACCGGGCCGAGGAAGCCTCCAGATCAAAGAAGCGGTCGGCATCAGCCTTGAATGCATCGTCAATCAACTCCTCAAGCCCAAACTCGAGCGTGTCGTAGGTATCCGTCCCAAATGAACGAATTGCTCTGGCGTAGCCCGAGCCAGCGTCACGAACCTTGGAGTCGCTGTTAAGAAGGTCGGCCTGTGCCAACTGAACCTTGAGATATTGTCCGCTTTTTGCGGGAACGGGCAGAAGGGGGAAGATGTCCGCCCCGACCAAGCCCGCATCGCCGTTGGGGGCTTCAATCAAAGCCTGATTGATGTCCGCCCGAATCGTTGTGCCTCCTGAGATGTAGCTCATTTTTTTGTCTTTCCTTGTTGGTTAAATTTTTCCCTAGAAGAGCGGCACGGCAATTTCAATGACTGCCGAGGTTGCGGTTGCGGCCTCCAAGGCGATCCCGGCGGTCAAAACATTTGACGCAAGGGTCGTCACTTGACCAGCCGCATCAAACTTCACAACATCCCCGATGGCGGCTGTGCCGCTCACGGTCGCAAAGAAGGTGGGATGAAAGAGCTTTACATTTGCGACTCCCCCGGCGGCGGTGTCATCAATGGTTGTCCCGATTGCCTTGGTCGCCCCGGTCACGGCCACTTCAATCCCGCCAGCCGTTGTGGTGGAGGGTTGGACAAGGCGAAAGGCCGAGATGGCCGAGGAGGTTGTGAAGGAGCGGAAATTTCCGTCAATGTTTGTGCTCATTTTTTTGTTCTTTCGTTAGATTTTGTTGATGCCACGGCTCAAGGCCTCGGCATATTCCTTGGGGTTGGAAAGCATCACGGCTTTCATGGCCTTGAGCTTGGAGGTTCCATAGTCGGCGTGAGCCGCAACAAGTTCCTCAAAATTCTTGGGTTCCTCTTTCTTTGCGGGGGCTTCCTCGGCAACCGGGGAAGCGGCAATGGGCTTGATCCCAAACTCGGTCAGCACCTTTTTGATGACTTCGGACATCTCCTCGTCCTTTTTCTTGTCGCCATAGTGCCTGTTGGCGTTCACAACTTCCCCGGACTTCTCGTCCTTGGACTCTTCCTTGTCATGCTTGCCAAGCTTTTTGTCCTCGTCGTTGTCGTCTTCATCCTTGGGTTTCATCGCCTCTTCCAAGGCGGCGAGACGAACCTTGATTTCGTCCATGTCTTTCTTGAGGTCGGTGTTTTCCATTTCCCTTTTCTCCTTTGTCAAATTAAGGTCGGGAAGATTGTCCCCGACTGGTTTGTTTTTTTCCTCGGCACGAACGCATGAGCCGGGTTCGAAAGGCTTGACCCCCTTGGCGGGCTTGTAACCCGGCCAACATCTATCAGCAAAGTTTTTCATGGCAAAGGCAAGCATTTCCTCAAAGAGTCCGTTGGTCGCCGCAGGGCTTGAAACAAGGTCGGCGGAGGCGATGCTTTGTGGGCGGATGAACTTCTTGCCGTCAATCTCCTCGCTTTCATTCACAAAGGCCAGCGACACTCCAAACTGGTCGGGGGCTTCCGAGGCCATCTCCTTGATAAGGCCAAAGTGGGGGGAGTTACGCAAAAGCCGCAAGTCGGCAACTAGCTTGTCGTTTTCAATTCTTGGGTTCCGGGCAAAGCCAACAACGGCATCAAGACCACTCCCGTGGTTCATCTTAACCTTAACCCCATTCTTGGCCTCCTGCATCAGTTCAAGTGCCGTCTCAAGGCTTTCCTTATCAACAAACAAATCGTGTCCTTTGGCCTCGCCCACCTCAAGGATTGAGACCCCGGCCAGTTCAAGCTCATCCATCTCCTCCTCATCCCTATAGGTGCGATAGGCAACCGCCGCCCTCTGGGATTCATCTGGGAAGTCGTTTATTGCCTGCGGATTGCCCATAAACCTAGACACAAAATCTGCCTCGGCTTCATCGGCCTTGGGCGTTGGGAGAGGCATAGATTTTTCCTGTATGTCAAAGAAGGTCGCCATCGGCCTTGCGGTAGGATTCTTTGACCTCTCCACCGCCAGCCATCTTTAGGAATTTGTTCACCCTAGCCATCGCCCAAGCGTTGCGGCTATTGGGTTTCCCCCCCGTGATGGTCGGCCTGAAGCTTGTTGAGAACGCCCCTGCCCCCCGCCTAAACACTTTCTTTAGAGTGCCGAGAGTAGGGGCTTTCCTGTTGGGATGCTTGTCCTTGAACTTGGCAATTTTGTTTTTAAGCGTCTCCTCGTTCTGTTCTGAAACTTCAATGTCGCCAGCCTTGGAGCGTGTCGCCGCCGTGCCTTCTGGGTTTTGTTTGGAGCCTTTGATGCGCTCCTTGGGCGGGGCGGGGGTTGAGGCGGCTGACTTGGGGCCGGGGCGGGCAAGTTCCTTTTCCTTGTCCCTTGCCTCCATCTGCCCGACAACTTTCCTTGCCCAAGCATAACCAGCATCGCCGCCCCATCCATTCCAAGCTTGCCAGCCCTTTCCCTGCTCATCCCAAGTGCTTCCCTTCTTATCAACTTCATGCCGATCAAAGAAGGCTTTCATTCTGCGGACGGTATCAGGGGAGAACTTCACCCCCTTGATCAAGTCCCTTGCCCTTGCCAACCCAACCGCAGTCATTCCCTTCTGGCTTGCGGGTTTCTTTTCCCTCACATCCAAAGCCCTCTTTGCGGCTTCCCTTGCGCCCTCTGGCGGGGTGAAGTCAATGCCATCGTATTTGCCCAACTCGATCCCGCCCATCATCCCGGCGATGAGCATTTTCAACTCATCGGCGTTTAGGTTTTCCAATACCTCTAAACTATTTTTTTTTTGAGTCTCGCCGCCGGGAGTTTGTGGTGATGTCGGCTTCGTTGGATTGGAATTCCCGCCCGAACCCTGTTCGCCTTGGTCTTTGTCAGCGGCTTGTCTTTCCTCCTTGGTTGTGGGGATGATATTGCCCTCTTGAATGCCTGCGACAATCGAAATGGCCTGTTCCCTTGAGATGGTCGGGAAGGCCGCCGTGATGACCGAAACTGCGCCCTCCTTGGAAAGTGCCCCAGCGGCCACGGCGTTGATGATGTTGATAAGGCTTGCCACTTGTGCGCCGTTAAGAGAGATGTCGGAGACAGCTTGGCCTTGAGGCACTGAATCTCCGCCCTCGGTGACTTCGCCCTCCTCGCCATCTTGGGCCGGGGGTTGCTGTGCCACAACTTTGCCAAAGCTTATTGAAATGTCGGAAATGGTTTCTGGGGCTACCTCGTATTCGCCGGATAAGTCCTTGATAAGCTTGGCTTCCATCGCCCTTTGCCTCATCGCTGACTCAAAATCCTGTCCTCGCTCGGCGTAGATATCGGCGGCAGTTCGGAGTCCTGTCTTGAACTCTGCGATGGCACTTGCCGATTCCCTGCCTA